GGCACCGTGCGCCGGTCTGCGCCCATTGATCCAACGCTGGTTGCTCGTGTCGGTACTCGCGATGTCCGGCTGCCAGTGCGGTCCAACCGGGCGGCTGACAGCGATCCCCGCGGGGCGTTTAGAGATTCCTGATTTTCAACTTGGCATTACCTGCCTGGAGAAGACAAAATGAGCTGGCTATCCACCGCGACCGCGTTACTGCAACTGCTCCCCGCCATCATCACCGCCATTCGCGCCATTGAGGAAGCCATCCCAGGTAAAGGCCAGGGAGAGATGAAACTCGCCGCGATCCGGGAGATTCTCGAAGCCGTCTCGGGACAGGTGAGCGCCTTATGGCCCTTCATTGAAAAGGCGATCTCGGTGATGGTAGGCTTATTCAACGCGACGGGCGTGTTCAACAAATGAGTGCCGCCATTTTGCGCTACGCCCCTGTCTTCGCCCACGGCCTGATCGCCGGGGCTTTATTGGTATTTACAGTCTCGGGCTTAACGCATGGGTGAGGAAGAGCTGCGGAGGCAACTGCACGATGACCAGATGGCGAAAATTCGCAGCCTGGAAATGCAGATGATCTCACTCGCTCGCGAAATGAGTGATGTGCGTACGCACACGCAGCACGAAATTGATGATCTCAAGGAGGATGTCGATCGCTTATGCACCTGGATGAAAACCGACAGCGCCCGCAGCGCCTGGTTTTATGGCGCCGAAAACGAACTACGCGAGGTAGTGGAAGGGAGCCAATGGCTGAAGAACACCAAAAAACTCATTGTGTGGGCCAGCGGATTGCTGGCCGGGGTTATTATGGCGTGGAACGCCGTCGAGGGCTGGATGAAGGCAAAATGGTAGTCGCCACCGTTTACCGCGGCACCTTCTATGCCCTTCTGGTGTTCAACGTGATTATGACCATCAGCGTGCTTAACCTTACTTTTTTCGTCAAAAAAGGCCCGCGCTATACCGCCGACGATGGGGCCAGAGAAAGGCAGGAGCGGATTGCTTCTGATCAAGCCCTCGCCGCCCGGATTGACTACCTGCATAACCTGCTGGCGGAGGATGACGCGCCATGATGCGCCCCTCGTCCGCGGCTTATGAGCTGATCAAGGAATACGAAGGCCTGCGCCTGCACGCCTACCAGGACTCCGCTGGCGTGTGGACCATCGGCTGGGGCCATACCGGCGACGTGAAACGAGGCCAAAGCATCACCATCCACCAGGCCGAGGCCCTACTGGCCCTTGATATCGGCATCGCCGCCGCCGCGGTCAATCGCCATGTTGAGGCACCCTTGAGCCAAAACATGTTTGACGCCCTGGTGTCCTTCACCTTCAACCTGGGTGAGCGCCGTCTGGCCGAATCGACTCTGTTGAAGAAGCTCAACCTGCGCGACTACGCCGCCGCCGCCGCCGAATTTGGCAAGTGGGTCAAGGCCACGATAAAAGGCAAGAAGGTGACCTTGCCCGGCCTGGTCCGCCGCCGCGCCGCGGAGCGGGCCATGTTCGTGAACCAGGAGGCCAACCGATGATCGACGCCCTGCTGACCCATCTCGCCACCGAATGCACAGACTTCGCCGCCATCGAGGACGCCACCCGTATCAACCCGCTGGAACGCGACGAGTACCCCGTCGTCACGGTCTATCTGGCCAGCGAGATCCCAAACCTCACGACAGTATCAAACCGCCAACGCAGCGCTCAGACGTATCACCTGCTGACCACCTGCCAATCCGGCGATCAACTTGAAACCGCACGTGCTGCGCTGAAAATAGCCATGCGTTCATTCACCACGACCGGCGTCCTGCACGAGCCCTTATTCATCGGCGGCGAATTGGCAGCTATTTCAGGGCCGCTGTTGCAATGGCGCGATAGCTGGCAAATTCCCCTCGATCACTGATGAGATGCCCATGAGCAAACCGACCCCAGTTACTATTGCCATTCGCCACCCCGGCGCCTGGCCCCTGGCCTTTGGCTCCTATGTCACCGGCGGCGCCGTCCACCAGGTCGACCCCGCCACCGCCGCCCGCCTGCTCGCCCGCGGCTTCGAGCGCGTGAGCGACGCGGAGCCCAGCGCGGCCGCGGACGCCACCCACCAACCGGCCGGCGCGGTCGCATCCGCCGCTCAAGCCATCACCCTCTTTCCCGCCGATCCCGCTTCCGAGGACTAACCCATGCCCGTACTTGGCTCCGCCGTCAAAGTCGCCCTCTACGACGAGGTCACCTACAAGAGCACGACCAGCGTCACCAAGGGGATGCTGGCCTACTACACCGAGTGCTCCCTCGCCGCCAGCCGTAACAACGTCCAGCCCAACACCATCAGCAGCGACCGCTCCCGCCCCCGCCCGGGCGCCGGCAACATCGACCTGAGCGGCAACCTCAACGTCGAGATGGCCCCGGAGACCATCGGCTTCTATCTGCGCCACTGCCTCGGCGCCCCGGTCACCACCGGCGCCAGCGCCCCCTATACCCACACCTTCCGCCCCAAGGCCCTGCCCGTCGGCCTGATCGTGGAGAAGGACTGGACAGCCAACATCGCCTCAAAGGTAGAGCAGTTCCTGGGTTGCCGCGTCGGCCAGGCGACCATCGACATCCCCCAGGAAGGCGCCGCCACCCTGCAAATGCAGCTCCAGGGCGCCAAGTACAGCATCGCCTCCGCGCCCCTGGATGCCAGCCTGGCCGATCCGGGCCACACCGGCTGGTTTGCCCCCGACGCCGCGGTCAAGATCGGCGGCTCCAGCGTCACCAACGTCAAGAGCGTGCAGTTCACCATCGCCAACAACATGGACGGCGGCCGTTATGCGCTGGGCTCCGGCGGCGAACGCCTTGACCTGCCCGAGGGCTTCGCCGATGTCACCGGCTCAATCACCGCCATCGTCGATACCACCCTCTTCTCCGCCTTCATTGACCCGGCCAACGCCCGCACCGACACCACCCTGGAGGTCATCCTCACCTTCGGCGACGGCCTGGGCGGCTCCGCCGGCAACGAACAGCTCAGCATCAAGCTCGATCATGCCCAGATCGAGTTGGCGACCCCGGCCATCACCAGCCCCGGCGGCATGGAGGTGTCCTTCACCTTCACCGGCTACAAGAGCGGCAGCACCGACAAGGGCCTGGTCGCCGTCCTGCTCTCGCCCCTGGCCGACACCCTGATCGCCTAAGCCCGACCCGGGCGCCGGTCAGTCGCCCGCTAGCGGGCCGGTCACGCTGTTCCGGCCGGCCCGCGCCTTCACTGACCGCCTTTCCCGTCCTTCACTGACCGAGACTGACCCATGTTCAAACTCCAAACCGACCGTCAAGCCTGGCCCACCGTCAAGCTCGCCGACCCCGACGGCGAGATCCGCAGCCCCGAGGCCATCGACCGCGCCTGATCTGTTATCCCCTCTGCCGCACGGACGCGGCACCAGCCAGGACCCCGCGCCATTCACTGGCCATCCATTTTTCCAACTGGCCGAGACTGACCAACATGTCACTAGATCTGCTTGATCACCAACAAAAATTGATCAACCTGCTTGGGCTTGGTCATTTTAGGATTGCGCGCCTAACCATCAAGTGCGCCCCTGAAAAATTTACCGTGGTCGAAGTTTACGAAATGCAAGATGACGGCGAAATAACTGGCCCTCGTTATTACGAGATCATCCCAGCCGGCAGAAGTCAGGTGGTTGGCATAGACGGCGTGGTACGCGTCATGCCCGTGGTCAACCAAGTAGAAAAACAGGTATTCGAGGCGCTGGAGCTAAGCGGGTGATTACCTTAGGGCTTGACGGCAAGTATGCGGCCGATGGACGGCGCCATTGGCATGCGCAGCATCCTCGGCTGGGCGATGCGGCGACGTTGCCGCGTTTCGTGAAGTACTTTCCGCAGCTGGCACGGGACGCTGCCGCCAAAGGCGTTGAAATTATTAACGCTTCGCGGGATACTGCGCTGACGTGTTTTCCTCGCGCCACGCTGGAAGACGTGTTATCTTCGCCCCCAGCCTAACCCCAGCGGACGTACGGCATTGGACATTCTCGGCCTGACCACCACAGAAGCTATCCGCGCCATGATCGGCATTGACGAAGCATCGCGCGAGCTGCCGGATCAGCTGTTCATTGACCTGGAGATCGAAGACGCCCTGCGCCTGGAGTTCGGTTCCTGGCTGCCGGTGACGCTGGATGAACTGCTGGAAGGCGCTGGAACCGGCGATAGCGCCGCCGAACTGGCCTACCTGGCTGCCCGTCACGCCGCCCGCGCCTGGTGCGCTCTGGAGGTACTGCAGGCCGCCGATATCTCCTTAGCACAGCGGCACAGCGACGGCCAAAACGAGTTCGCTCGCCAGACCTACAAGGTCGAGGACTTGCTCAACCGGCTCAATGCCAGCTACTTGCGCTACCGGGATCTGGTCCTGAGCAATCTGGGCGAGACTGTAACCGCCTCCACGACCTGGCTTGCCGGGGTAGCCACACCTACCTACGACCCGGTGACCAACACCACCACCACCACCTAGACATGCCCACCTCGATCAGTGTATCCGCAGGGTTCTTCAAGCGTGACAGCTTTCAAGTGTGGAACCCCGGCACGCTGACGTTCGGCCCCCGGACCATCACCGGGCGCAAAAAGCGGATTGACGCCTTCGTCTCGCTCTGGCATCGCAGCTCCCGAAGAGAACACATCTACGTCCTGCCTGAGGAAGATGTCAGCGACATCCTGGCCCTGCGCAGCGCGACCGGCATCGTTTACCTGATCAGCGGCACCCAGGAAGCCGACAGCTGGCAGGGTGACGACAACCGCTACGAGTACCTGCTCAGAGGCCACAAGGTGACCTCGCCCTCAGGAGGGGCAGCCGAGCATTACCCGGTGCGGGTGGCAGGCTCAGGCGACGATCTGGGGCCGGTGGTGCTGGGTCCAGCGGTCGTGGGCTACGCCGACACCGAGCTGCGCTCTACCAGCGAACCCCGCGAGCAACTGCAGATCGCT